TTTTCTTCCAGGATGGGGAAGCAAAATAATAACAGTCAAAGGATACAAAAATCCTAATACATTTACAAAATGGGATAAATGGATTAAGGTTGATCATAAAAAAGAGCATATCATACCTAGTATTTTATATCCAATTATATTACAATACGATACAATTAATTTGGAATTTATAGACAACAAACTTATTGAAGTCCATTTTAGAAGAAATGAAGATTTTGATGGAGGAATAACAGAATTCATTCCAGTTTGGGAAGGACAAGATACTACACCTCCAAAAGGTTACCAATATAGAGATTATCCAGATGTACACGGCAGAATTGGTGCTTTTATTAAATAATAATACTTGACAAACAAGACAAAATGCTGTATACTAATGAGAAACTTAGGAGAATAATATGAGTGATCGAGTTTACGGACAAGACGAAAAGGCAAAACTAGAAAGACTAGTAAATGAAGGCGCACAAGTCCTACAGGAAGTAAATGACCTTCAAGAGGGTCTCAAAGAAACAGTTAAGGCAGTAGCAGAAGAACTAAATGTTAAAACTGCTTTAATTAATAAGGCAATTAAGGTAGCACATAAAGGCGATTGGCATAAAGTAGCTGATGAGTTTGAAGATTTGGAAACTCTAGTTACAACAGTTGGAAAAGACAAGTAAGATAATTAATTGTATACGCCCAAGGCCGATTTGGCGGGCATGTAGAAAGGTTTCGTTGGCCATAAGCAACGTGGAGATGATATGAAGTATAACACAAGCACATTCTATTTTTCGCACCCCTGCCCTATTAGACACGGCACACTTCCAAGAGAATCACACAAAGACAAAGAAATAGTCGACTACTTTCTAAAATTTAAACAAACACAACCTAACAACGATGTAGCACAACATGGTTGGAGAACAGATTCGTTTATACACATGGATCATGCTGAAATTCTTCAAGAACTTTTAGATCAAATACATCTTTGGTATTGTAATAATATATGTAGACCAAGAGGTCCTGAATTTGTTGCTCAGGATATAGCACATTTTACAGATACAAGTGAACTTGTCATAGATGCTAACATTTGGTTCCAAGAATCTCTTCCGGGGCAAGTAACACAACAGCACGACCACGGAACATTAGCAAGATACAGTTGGGTATATTATCTTGATGTAGAAAAGGATCCAGCTCCATTGACATTTGTACAAAGAAAACAAGTGGATAATGAAATAATGAACGGTGGAGAGGAACATTTAGCCGTTCATAATAAAATGATTGTTATGTTTCCATCGTTTATCCATCATTTGGTGAAGCCATCTATGGACACAAGATACATACTAGCAGGTAATATTAATGATATAACCTTTGGAGTAGAAAATTAATGAGTTACGTAGACGCTTATTTTGATAGAGATAATGATATTATTAGAGTTGTTGAACGTAATGACGGTAAAAGATTGTATACAGAATATCCTGTGAAGTACACTTTTTACTATGACGATCCTAGAGGCAAACATAAAAGTATCTATGGTGATACAATCACAAGAATAGTAAGTAAAAGCACAAAAGATTTCAGAAAAGAACTTGCTATTAATAATAAACGCAAATTATTTGAATCAGATATTAATCCTATATTTCAGTGTTTGAGTGAAAACTATCTTAATCAAGATGCTCCTAAGTTAAATGTAGCATTTTTTGATATTGAGACAGACTTTGATCCTGAAAGAGGATTTGCTGATCCAAGTGATCCATTTATGCCAATAACAGCCATCACAGTACATCTTCAATGGTTAGATGCTCTTATAACATTAGCTCTTCCTCCAAAGACACTTACAATGGAACAAGCAAAAGAAGAATGTAAAGAGTGGGGACAAGATGTAATACTTTATGAAAATGAAGGTGACATGTTACAAGCATTCTTGGATCTAATCGAAGACAGTGATATACTTACTGGCTGGAACAGTGAAGGTTATGATATTCCATATACAGTAAACAGAGTAAGTAGAGTTCTAAGCAAGGACGATACAAGACGTTTTTGTTTATGGAAACAACTTCCGAAAAAACGTGAATATGAAAAATATGGGAAATCAGCTGAAACCTATGACCTAGTAGGTAGAGTGCATTTAGATAGTTTGGAACTTTATCGTAAATACACATATGAAGAAAGACATACTTACAGGCTTGATGCCATTGGTGAACTTGAAGTTGGCGAAAAGAAAACTGTGTATGAAGGTACACTCGATCAACTTTATAACAATGACTTCCGAACATTCATCGAATACAACCGGCAAGACGTTGCACTACTGGACAAGCTGGACAAAAAGCTAAGATTTATAGATCTAAGTAATGAACTTGCACATGCAAATACTGTTTTGCTACAGACCACTATGGGTGCTGTCGCAGTTACAGAACAAGCTATTGTAAACGAAGCACATAGACGTGGTATGCGAGTGCCAAATAGGCCGAAACGTGATCCAGAATCATCAACGGCGGCTGGTGCTTATGTGGCATTTCCTAAAAAAGGTTTGCATAAATGGATTGGCAGTATGGACTTGAACAGTCTGTATCCTAGTGTAATTAGAGCATTGAATATGGATCCTGCAACAATCGTCGGACAACTTAGGCCAACACTTACTGATGCATATTTAAATGAAGCTATGAACTTACAAAAAAAGTCTTTTGCAGGTGCATGGGAAGGAAAATTTGGAACACTAGAATATGAAACAGTTATGGAGCAGAAGCGAGATGTTGCTTTGAATGTTGACTGGGAGAACGGACAGGAAGATGTTTTAAGTGGTGCAGAAATATACAAACTTATCTTTGAAAGTAATAATCCGTGGATGCTTTCTTCAAATGGCACAATATTTACAACAGAACATGAAGGTGTTATTCCGGGACTGTTGAAACGTTGGTATCAAGAAAGAAAAGAATTACAAGCACAACTTAAAAAAGCAAAAGATGCCAATAACAAAATTGAGATTGAATATTGGGATAAAAGACAGCTTGTGAAAAAAATTAACCTAAATAGTTTGTATGGTGCAATTCTTAATCCAGGCTGTAGATTTTTTGATAAACGTATTGGTCAGTCTACAACACTGTCAGGCAGAACTATTGTGAAACACATGAGTGCAGAAGTGAACAAAGTAATAACAGGCACATATGATCATGTAGGAGATGCAGTAATTTATGGAGATACAGACTCAGTTTACTTTAGTGCATATCCAATACTAAGAAAAGATATCGATGCAGGCAAGATTCCTTGGTCAAAAGAAAATGTTATAACATTGTATGATCAGGTGGCAGAAGCGGCAAACAGTACGTTTGAAAAATTTATGGCTGATGCTTTCCATTGTCCAAAAAGTAGAGCAGATGTTATCGCGGCAGGTAGAGAGATTGTTGCAGAAAGCGGATTATATATCACAAAGAAAAGATATGCGGCACTGGTATATGATTTAGAAGGCTTTAGAAGTGATGTAGATGGTAAACCAGGCAAAGTAAAAGCAATGGGTTTAGACTTACGTAGATCAGATACTCCTGTTTTCATGCAAGACTTTCTAAGTGAACTTTTACTAATGGTTTTGACTGACAAACCTGAAAAAGAAATACTAGATAGAATAACAGAATTTAGAAAAGAGTTTAAACAACGTCCAGGATATGAAAAAGGATCTCCTAAACGTGCAAACAAGATTGGCCATTATCAAAGATTAGAACAAAAACAAGGTAAAGCTAACATGCCTGGACATGTTAGAGCAAGTATCAATTGGAACACATTGAAAAAAATGAATGGTGATAGATACTGTCAAGAAATTGTAGACGGCATGAAAGTAATTGTATGTAAACTTAAACAAAATCCGCTAGGATACACAAGTGTTGCATACCCAACTGATGAATTGCGTATTCCAGATTGGTTTAAAGAACTTCCCTTTGATGGCGATGCAATGGAAGAAACAATAATTGATAACAAACTAGGAAACTTAATTGGTGTGTTGAATTATGACTTAGAAAATACAAAACAAAACAACACTTTTAACACACTTTTTGATTTTGGGGATTAAAATGCAACATACAATTCAACAACTAATGGATAAAGTAAGTGCTATGCATGGGTTGGCTGTACAAGCACATAGAGAAAAATATAAAAGCCACACAAAAGAATACAATGTAGATCTTGTTACACACTTGGTTGAACAAATACAAGCAATGGCTGGAGATATTTACAATGATAAGACTCCACACCCTAAATTGATTGCAAAAAAGGAGAAAAAACAAAATGAGT